CCGAGGTGTTGACCGGGTGCAGGTCGCCGATCCTGACGCCAACGGTGTTCTGGATGTCATACGCCTCGGACGGAGACGACAGAATCACCCTCCAAGTGCGGACAGATGTGTCGGCCAGCCCGCCGCCGGCGGCCGACCGCTCGTTCGACTGTCCAGACGTGATTTCCTTGACTAGTTTTGGCATCGTCACCCCTCCGTAATGTCAACGCGAAGCCGCGTGCCGGCCGTGCCGATGGCCACGTAGTCGGTGCCTGAGGACAGCCGAATTAACTGCGGCTCGCCGGCCCGGAGCGTGGCGAACGACGCAAAGGACCCGCCGGCAGCGATGCCAATCTGCGCCGTGGACGCGGCGGCCGTTGAGAGGTTTCGCAAAAACGCCACGCCGACGGACGACAGGTTTGCCGTTGAGATGCTCGTCGTGTTGGTAGAGAGCGTGTACGTCACGCTCTTGAGGCCAACATTGCTCATGGCCGCCGTGATGTTGGACACGGCGACTTGGTTCACAAGGTTGTCCTTGTTGACCGTCAGCGAGATACCGTAGGAAATGTCTGGCATGATTACCCTCGAAGTTCGACAACAGCGGCCCGATCCTGATCGCGGATAGCGTCCACGACTTCCTGAAGTTTTTCAGTTTGCTTCTGCAGTTCGACGAGATTGACGTCGCGGTTGGCGTCGTCACCGCGGAGAAGTCGGTTGAGTTCCCGCTGACCCTCCATCGTGTTGACGTCGGCCACATTGAGCGCTGCCCGCGACGGACCCTGGAGCGCGGCGTTGAGACGCTCCTCGCGAAAGCCCATGACCATCGGGGCAACTTGCTGGGCGGCCTCAAGAGCGAGGCGGCTCATGTTCGCGCCTCTGACGGCATTTGGCGCGTTGATGCGATTCATTTCGGCGGTCAGGTCGCGGGCCTGCTGCCCGAACTCTCTTGCTGCCCGCTGCGCCGGCGTCATGGCGAGATCGCGGCCGCGGTCCTCGGCCGTCTGGCGCTGCTCGATTCTTGTGCTGTTGTCTCTCGCGGCGCGGACCGCTGGCGACTCGTCGATCTGACTGTCGACCCGCTGCTGAAGCGAGCGGCGCTCCTCGATGAGCCTTTGCCTCTCCCGTTCAGTGCCTGCACCAGACGACAACTGCTCGTCGATCTCTCGAAGCCGACGAAAAGTTTCGCTGAGTGGGTTTTGCGGATCTTGCGCGAGCCGCTCAAGCCTGTCTCGCTCTTGAGCAACGGCCTGCTCAACAGCCCTGTTTGCTACTTGCTGCTCCTCTACATTCCTCCTTGCGCGGTCTCGCTCTGCCTGGGTCGGCAAGGCCGCCCCGCGGCCCGGCGCGAGGCTTTGCCGGCGAATGTCGTCATCGCGCTGCCTTGCAGCCTGCAGGTTGCTTTCGGCCTCCGCTGACGCGCGGGCCAGTGCCTCTGTGAACCGCTTTAGGCCGAGCGTGGCGGCCTCAATCGCCTTCATCTCCTCGTTGATGGCCGAAATCTCGCGATCGGCACGACGTCGAACGAACGCGCTATCCGGCCGCTGCGAGACAGCCGCCTCGGCCCGCGCGCGGCGCGCCTCAAGTTCTCTGATCCTGCGCGCGATAATGCCGGACTCCGCGCCCGACGCCTGAAGATTCGCTTCTGCCCGCTGGCGTCGAGCGTCAAGCGTTGACTGCGGATCAACGATGCGTCGCTGCTCAAGTTCTGCCGCGCGGGCCTGGGCCTGCTCGCGTGCCGCACGGCCACGGTCAATCCTCGCCTGCGCGGCCGACACCTGTCTATTGAGTTCGTCAAAGTCCGCCTGCGTCGGGGCGCTGCCACGCTGCGCAAACTCCTGCTGCGCTTTCGCGATCTCTTTCTGGGCGGCGTCGATCTCTCCAGCGAGCCTGTCGATGTACCCAGAAAGCGCGAGCGCCGACGGGATCCCAGCGCGAATGGCCTCGGCTGCTTGGTTTTGAGCGGCCTCAAGGGCCAAGCCGCCCTCACGCGCCGACCTGAAAAATCGCGAAATGTCGTCCTGCGAGGCTGACTCGTTGAGCGCAATCAGCACAAGTTGGAGCCGTGAAAATTCGCGAGAGGCGTTCGCGACAGCCTCGGACGTGCCTGTCAGTGTCGTGAAAAGACCAATGTCCTGCTCTGCAAGTGGGCGAAGCCTGTCGATTTCGGTCTGAACTGCATTCCGCTCGGCGACGCGATCGCCTCTGGCTGCCTCAAGCCGCTGCCTGCGAAGATCCTGCGACTCTGGCATTGGGGCATTGGCGCGCCCAGCGAGCCGGGCCGCAAACCCAAGCCCATTGAACAACGACGAAATGCCTCCACCCCAGTAGTCAAGTTGCGCTCCAAGAAGCCTTCGGTTGCTTTCCGCGCGGTTTTGCGTGCCAGCGCCAACTGCACTTATCGCGTCGTCAAAATTTGGAGACCTGCCGGCGGCTGTTCTGGCGGCGCCCCTGGCGGCGACGCGCGCCCTAGTTTGCGCCTGCGTCAGGGCCACAATCTGGCCGGCATCGGTGGCGGCCTGGAGCCGCTTGTCAATTGATGTTGCTATGCTTTTTTGTTGAACAGATGCCGGGTCGAGAGCGCCGAACTGCTCCTCGCGGAGCAACTGCTGCTTCTTGGCAACCTCTTCAAGCGACAGCGCAAAGTCGCGAGCGGACTTGGCAGAAGCCGAGAATGCACCATCGGCGATCGACTTGCCGAGCGACTCAAAGGACGCGGCCAGTTCTTCCGCCAGAGACTTTTGCTTTTGCAGGGCGTCGTTGAGGGCTTTTGCTTGATCCTCCGCAGTGACGCCGGCGTTGTACCACTTGATGATGGCCGACAGGGCTTGACCGCCGATCACAACCGCAAGGCCGGCAAAAAGCCCGGTTGTCGCAGTCAGCCCTGCAATGAGGCCAGACTGCCCAAGAAGCAAGCCGAGTTGCGTGATGTTGTTTCCGATTGCGCGGATCTTGTACTCAAAGCCTCCGGTCGACGAGATGAAGTCATCGATCGCAAACAAGGCCTGCTGGGCCGCCAGTTGAGCCGTCAAAACCCCAGTGCCAGACAAAGACCCAGATTGATTGCGAGCGCGGCCCATCGAGGCCTCAATTTGCCTCGTGTTGAACGCGCCGCCGCTGCGGTCTGCCACGAACGCCGCGAGACCGTTAGTCGACTGTCGGATTTCATTGTCGAGCCTGTCGAGTTCCGCGACGCGCTCGTCGAAGCCTAGGTCGCTGGCGGCAACCCTGGCCATTTGCCGCTGCAGTTCGATGATGCTGTTTGTGACGCGGTCGATCTCTGCAGAGATCTGAATTCTGGCCGCACCAGACGCAATTTGCCCGCGAAATTGCCTTGCAACCGAGACATTGGCCGCCGCGTCACGCGCCCCCTGCGACAGTTGCTCTGCGCGGCCGCCGGAGGATTCGAGGAACAACTCCTCCTGCCTTCGCGCAGCGTTGCGAATCTCGACTTGATCTGTGATTCTGCCTTCGACGAAAACTTGCTCCTGGAGCAGCAACTGCACCCTGCGGAGCCTCTCCTGCGCCTGGTCGTACTGCCTGTTCTGATTCAGGTTGGCCGATCTGCGCAGTTCGGCGTTGATTTGCCGCTGGATCTCCAGAAGCCTCTCGGCGTCGCGAACGCCATCTGCAGTCCCAAGCGATCGAGCCGCCGTCGCGGCTTCCATGGCGCGCGGGATTCCGTCTGCGTTCAGTTGCTCTCTGTACAGATTGACTGACCTCTGGATTCCAGCACCGCGTCGCTGCGGGTCATCTGGCGCAAGGCCGGCGACCTGCCTGTCGTAGTCCGACTGAATGCGCCGACGAGATGCCTCTCGCGGCGTAAAGAGGAGCGACTCCGTCTGCTGCTGCAGTCCGCGAGACGTGTTTGCCGCATTTAGGGACGCTGCCAGCGCGTCCACTGCTTGCTTCGCCTCCCTGGCAGACGCAGTTCCGCGATTGAACTGCTCCACGACGGCGGCCGCGCCGGCGATCAGGCCGTTGAACTGCTGTCCGTTGATGGCCCGAAGTTCTGTCGCCAGACTTCCGAGCCGCTCGCGAAGCGATGCAACCTGCCGCTCGGCGCCTGGCGAGACGATCTGCTGAATCGCGGCGGACTCCATCTCTCGCTGAAACGAGAGATTGATGGCATTCTGCCGTCTTGTGAGCGAGTCCAACTCTGCCTGCGCTCGCCCTCTGGCCTCGATGTTTCTTGATGTCGGCCCGCCGCCCGAGCCTCCGTTGGCAATACGCAACTGCGCCCTGGCCACCCGCGCCACGGCCTGCTCAATTCTCTGGGCGTTTTCCTCGGCCTGGGCAGACAGGTCTGCAAAGACGTCGCCGCGAAGCGCGGCCGGGATATTCTGCGCCTGCCCGCGAAGCGAAATGGTGCGCTGAAGCGACTCTCTCGCCCGCCCCTGAAAGAAAGACGCGCCTGTGTTGTCTGCATCTAGCGTTCTCGCCAGCCCGCCGACATCTCTAACGGCAGCCGTCACCCTAGACAGCGCCTGAAGCCTCCGCTGAAGGTTGTCGACGCGAGCCGCCGACCTGTCGAACGCTGCGGCGCCGGTATCAAGATCGCGATAAAAGTTGCGAAACCCAGCCTGAATCTTCTCCAGTTCGGGGTAGAGTTCCGCCTGAATTGACGATGACAGGCCCTCGATCTGGTTCTTGAGGGCAGTCAGCGGCCTGCCGATGTCCTCAAAGGCGCGAAACTGATCGCGCAGGCGGCCGACATTCGGCAGGCCGGCGTCAATGCCGCGGGACTGGAGTTGCTGGATTTCTCGCAGCGTCCGCTGAAACCGCTGCAACTGCGTCAGCGTGCCGTCGAGCGCCCTAGTGTTGAGGTTGAACTGGATGCCTCTGGCCTGGCGCGCGAAGTCCTGCAGTTCACGCCGGGACTCGCCAATCCGGCGGGTGAAGTCCTGCGTGTTCGCAGTCAGGACGGCGGAGATTTTGCCGAGCAGGGCCATTCTTCATCCTTGAAGTTTCTGTAGTTCCGCAAACATCTCGTTCGTCGACTGATACGGCCTCACCTGCGACGGGATGAAGATGTTTTCTTCCGGCAACCTCTTGTAGTTTCCGCTCGCCGCCATCACCGTCCGACACAGCCGCGCCGTCTGCCACCAGGGGTCAGGCAGCGGCCACCGCTGATCGTAGGCGTACCACTCGCTCAACTCCTCCGAGTCGCACTCCGTCAGGAGCCGCTTCACCGTCATGCCCAGCGCCAACGCTAGGCGGAAGTAGAACCTCCGCTCTGGTCGGTCGGTGAATCTTTTCCCAGGCTTTCCACGGCCTCCGACGTCAGGGCGTTGTGGCTCCAGGCCTTCTCGAACAGCCGGTTGATGACCACGCTCGACTTCTTGCCGAGGAGGTCGGTGTCCGTGTCGGCAAACAGCCGCTCGCCGGAGTCGTCGCACAGCGTCAGCGTGAGGAAGCGGACGCGGAACGACTTCATTTTCTGTTCGGCGTAGGACTCCTCGAAGGCGTCCCGCTCCAGGCCGGAGAGCGTCTTGACGTAAACGTCGCCGCCCCACTCCGGGACCTTGATCGCGTCGCTCAACCGAACGTCCTTCGCCGCCAGAATCGCAGCCTTGCTCAAAGCCATCAGCATGACCCTTTTCTATTACAGAAACACGGAACCAATTTGGCCTGCGCCAGAACCCGCGCCCGCCGACGACGTTGTCGGACTTGAGTAACACACGATCGGACCGGCGCGATACAGCGTGTTGGCGTTGCCGACCCCGTAGGCCATCAGCGACCATGCGGCGCTCGGGTCGTTCGAGATTTGGGACGAGGCAGTTTCTGAAATCGTCACCTTCACCAGCCCGGTGGCAGCCGAAAGCACGCTCACGCCGAACAACTGCGACTCGTACTCGCCGGCGCTGACGAACGAGGCTATGGCGTACAGCGACTGCCCAGTGACATCGACGCCAAGATTGACCTGAAACGTGTACTCGTCGCCGGCAACCATCTCGATCTTCAGATAATTCGGAGAGTCCGGAGTCAGCGTTGACGGCGTGACCACGTTGATCACGCCCCAGCGGCGCGTCTTCGCCGCCGCGACAGGGTCTTCGGAGGACGGCTCGTAGGTGACTAAAGTCCAAGTGATGGCTGGACCGGCCGGCAGGGACTGCGGAATGACCAGCGAGACATTGCCCAGCGAGGCAGAGACGACAGTCGACGGTATCTCTGCCACCTCGTACTCGCCGACTTCCATCCACCTCGCGACAGCAAGGACGGTCATGCCGATGATGTTGACGCCGAGGGAGATCGGAACAACCTGCTGCGTCGACTGAAACACGGCTATGTCTTGCCGGACCGGCAACTGTGATGCTGTTGGCATGGCCGACTAGCCCCCGTAGTCCGTGAGCGTGAAGCGAAGCGTGCCGCGAACGAGTTCGCCAACACGCGCCTCCTTGTCAGCGCTGGCAAGCACCACTCTTCGCGAGACGGACATCACCGGGGTATCGAACGTCAGCGTGCCGTAGTCAGACACAAAGCCGTCCGGAACCCCGCCGTTCGCGGTGGCCAGATACTCGACGTCAATGCTGCCACCGGACACGTCGCCCGTCGGCACCATGATGCGAAACCCAAGGGGGTCAGACGGCCCAGTCATGTCAACGACCTCTGCGGTCGGGTTCGTGACAGACAGTGCCGTGACGTTTGCCCTAATCTCTCCGCGCGTGCCGGTAAAGACAAACGTCGCGCCGTGCGCGGTGATCGCCATCGGACCCTCCGGTCGTCAGGCGAGCCGGAAGGTCGCGGAGCCTCGCACGAAGTCGCCGACCGAGCCGCCGAGGGACGCCGACGAAATCGTCGCATTGCCGCTGAACGACATTGGGCCGGAGATCGACATGGCGCCGGACGTGCCGGCGGTGAGGATCGTCGAACTGATGTAGTCGATCTGCACCTCTCGGTCGGTCGCAAAACCGCC